CTTGTGGAGTTGAAAGGCTGGGATAGGTAAATGGCAATCGCACCCAAGTATTGGGATGAGCTCGAGGAACTGTTAGACATAGAAATTGATAAGGTCTATCAGGCTCGACGGGCTCGTAGAAAGAAGCGGGGCTGGTTCTCGATTTCTAATGCCGGATACTGTGGGAGAGCGGCTATCCTGAATCGGTTGAATGCTACGGAGGATGAGCACGATTCAAAGACCAAGCGGAAGTTTTGGATAGGAGATATCATCCATAACTCTATCCGAGAAGTTGCTGCGAAGTCTGGTCGGCTTATTGCGTCGGAGCAATTTGTCTCAAGTGGGTTCGGTGAGAATCCTGATGATGTGGTGGGGGCTTTTGACATCATTATCAGAGACAAAGCTGACACAAAGAATATCCTGTATGAAATGAAGAGTAAGAATACGGGAGCATTCTGGTCGATGATCCTCAAAACGAAGAAACCCGCACTGCACAACGTCTATCAAGCACTGACGTACTGGGAAAAGAACAATAAGTATCGGGTTGACGAGCTCCGGTTGGTGTACTTCTCTAAGGATGATGCGGGGATGAAGTCCTACCGCATAGACATCACTGAGGAACTCCGCAAGGAAGTCGGAGATTGGTGGGATAACCTCCGCACCCTCTACAAAGCCGGAAAGATGCCTGATCCCTATGCTCCGGATACCATAGAGTATAACGGTTGGTGCAAATATTGCACATTCAAGAGGCACTATTGTGAGGGGGATCCAGAAGTGATAGAAGACAATCTCTTGGAACTGGATTGGGACTAATGGCCTACTCACTCAAGAAGTGGCGGGGAGACAATCCGGCAAAGTATAGGGTCCAGAACTTCATGAGTGCACTCAAGAAGACGGAGCAACCTGTTCCTGAACGGCTAGCACTTCTTGCAAAAGTCGAAAGGTCACTCGGAACGGTCTGTAAATATTGCCCAACGATTCTCACAGTAGAGAACGTCTCTTTGGACCACGCTGTACCCAAGACAAGGGTGACAGAAAAGTCCCGGATGAATGCGTTAGGGAACTTGCAGTGTGTGTGCAAGGAGTGTAACCAAGTCAAGGGAGACATGACCCACAAGGAATTCAAAGCCATTCTCAAAGCGTGCTTGCGAGTGGGTGGGCAGTTTCTCGTTGACATCTTTAGAAAGAGGATGAAGATGGCTACGATGGTGTATGGAAGGCGGCGGTTCTAGTGGCACCGCCCACAAAACCAAACTCTCTTCCCTTCTTTGCCGACGTTGGGAAGGAGTTAAACCGCATTGCGTGGACTCTAGAATACCCTTGCCATTATATGTTTGATGACGGCAATCTGGAGGGGGCAGAATCTCTTGTTCGTGAATGTGTCCGGGGTCTTGACAAACTTCGACAACACATAAAAGAGGTTTCTGATGGATTCTGAAATTCTCTGGACCTCCCGCAGTGCTCCTATTACGATGTATGAGACCACGCTCCAGGTCGTGCTGCTTGTCTCGAAGATCCTTCGGGCCATGCAGTTAGACCTCAGCATCGTCCACTGGATTCCCGGGGGGAGAGGGTTTACTTTCCGGATCCCCCATGCGACACCGAATATTGCCAACAGGGTTCTTGTTCGTTGTGAGCACGCGCTGGGGGAGTTCGATGAGAACTGGACCATAGGATATCCCGAAGGGCCTATCATGTGGGAGCACTTCTGTGTGCAGTATCTGCCATGACCCAAATGATTCACATCTTTCTGTGGGTCGTAGCGATAGAATATAGCATTCTTGCGTTGTGCTACTTCTCCACGAGGCAGTATGCCTTGGGTACTGTGTTTGTGTGCTATGCTGTAGCGAATAGTATGTTCCTCTTTTTGGGGAGGGCTGGATGATCACTCAACGAGGCGTCTTCAAGAACCCTCTCTGTCCTACCTGCACAGAATTTGAGCATGTGGTTTTCCAAGACGGGCAGATGTCCATGCGGTGTAATGATATGACATACCTTGTGTTGACACCCAACAATCTTGCTCAGAAATGTAGTAAGTATGTTGATCAGTTAGAAGACAAATACTGGAAACATTTTGAACATGCTACAGCAGAGATCCAGATCATTGGTGAAAAGAAACCCGTTAAAGCCGGGTTCATGCCGGAGGAAAGGAAATGATTCGACCTAATCGTAGTGAAAGCCGAACCATCGACCCACATGAGGGGATCAAGGACGACACAGCTAAACTTCGCTTTGATCTGATCCCTGCCCAGGTTCTTGAGGATCTTGCTCGAGTCTATACGGTTGGCGCAGAGAAGTATGCTGACAGAAATTGGGAGAAGGGAATAAGCTGGGGTCGAGTTTTTGCTGCTATCATGAGACATCTGTGGGCCTTCTGGAAGGGCGAAGATAACGATCCAGAGGATGGGTTGCCTCATACCATCCACGCTGCGTGGGGGTGTTTTGCTTTGACGGAGTACATGAGGACTTGCCGAAGGCAAGACGATAGGCCTTGCACGGATCCGTTGAGCATGACTGCGTGGACCCCACAGCGGGACCTGTATCGAGAATTCTACCCACACGAAGAGGAGAGAGCCCGTGGCTGAGACACAAAAACCCAATTCAGAGACAGAAAACCGACCTAGGAAGTTATGGCATGATATCACATCGATCAAGACCCTCACCCTTTTTATCCTGATGGGAGTACAGTTCTTTGGAAAACTACCTTTGGGTGATTGGGCTTTTGTTGTTCTTGTTGTCCTATTGCTGGGTTTAAGACAGGCCAATGAGTTACTCAAGATCTGGAAGGGTGTGAAATGAACGAGCAGGATCTAGACGATCTGTTTGGGGTGCTTGGAGGGATCCGAGAACAACTCATAGCACTCAACATGACAGCTAGTGAACACCTAGCACTTGCCAAGGCTAATAGAGAACGCTACGAAGAACATAGGATAAAGTTCCGATCTCTTCTGGAGGAGGACCCCAATGAGTGACGACCTCACTGACCGGATTGTGAAAGTGCTAGATGTGGAGTCCGACCCGGGAACAGGGGGCTGGAATGCTTATGAAAAGCTGGAGTCGGACTACGAGCTTTCTCAGAGACTTCTCAAACTCTCAAGCCACCGGATCATGGTACTTGAACAAGAGAATGCGGAGCTCTACAAGATTATTCAGCAGTACAAACATAACTTTAAAACCCTCCAGGAGGAGCTCCGTGGGAACCTTCATTATGTCGTTGATAATCAAGTCTTGGAAGAAGGTCTTGGGGTTCGTCGTCGGGCTGCTTCTCTACTGGAAGTACAAGGCGTTGACCCGACACGTCAACAAACTGGAAAAGTCACTCGCCCAACACGAGACGAAGGGGAGGATTACGGAACGCAACCAAGTGATTCAGAACCAGCACAAACTGAACGAAGCGAAGATTTCCCAGGCTACACTAGCTAAGGAGTTTAACGAGGTATGGACACCAAAGAAGAAATAGTCGTCAAGCTAGCGACAGAGCTCGCCAAGAAAACTAAGTATAAACCGATGCTCTATGTCTGTTTGGTGTGTGGTGCCAAGGTCAAGAAGGACTACATTCTATTCCCCAATATGAAGGGGTTTACCTCCGGGCCTCCTGTCAGGAAGTATTGTAGCAAGGCGTGTAGGAAACAACGAAAGAAGGGTAGGGGTGGGGATGCGTAGAGATCGTGCCATACAGAGCCTTCTAGGGGCCTTCCTGACCGGAATCCTACTGGTCACAGGCTGTGCACGGACACCCATGCCAGTAGAATTCCCCCTCCCTGTCCTCCATACTAGGCCTGCTTTCGACACAGGGTTTACGGATTGTCAGGAAGGGTTGGTCTGTCTGAAACCAGAGGATGCTCGGATCTTACTCCAATATCTTATCTTGCTGGAACGGGACGTCAAGGCGTGTCGCGTGACCGTTGAAGAAATTAATAGGATGTTTGACTAATGACTCGTGTTGTTCACTGCAAGAAGGAACCCTATGATGTCTACATCGGGAGACCCGGGAAGTGGGGGAATCCTTTTGAGATGAGTAAGGACCATGATAGGTATGATGTGATTCAAGCTTACCGAACATGGCTTGTGGCCCAGCCTGAGTTGCTTCTGTCGTTACGAGACGAGTTGCGAGGGAAAGTGCTGGGGTGCTGGTGTGCTCCACAAGCTTGTCATGGGGATATCCTCGCCCAACTTGCTGACGGCTAAATACAAGGAGCTCTGTGCTCCTGCCCCCGTCTGTCGTCTAGCACTGTGTGCTGCGTAAAGTTCCAGACCCTGTTCTGGTACTGGAAGTAGACCATCCAAGCAAGAGCTCCTATCACACAAGCCCGAAAGAAGAGACGGCCAAGAAGTGCTAGGATCCTCACCGGACAAACTCCCCTTTCCGCATCTTTCGCTCTCTCTGGATCCGTTTCCGTTTTTCGTCTGTAAAGAGATTCTCAACAGTCTCGGTATACATTCTCGTTCCAATGAAGGGGATGGGTTTTATACTGTGTGTGAGTCCCTGCTTCACAAGCTGTTTGTGGTCCTTGAGTTTCGTTTTCCCTTGAGCCAGCTTAATACCGCTGTCCATGAGCGCAGACACCCACTTTGTGCCGTTGGAGATAATAGGTCCCTGGACCCACGACGAGACTCGACCAGCACTATGCCCCGCAGCTAACCCGAGCTCCATAAAGATCCCAAACGCCTGCACCAAAGATAGATTGTCGATAACCCCCGCCCAGCCTTCAGGACGTTCTCTCCCCATCATCCGAGCCCGGATATCTCCTACCGCAGCACCCACAGGATACTGCGCGAATAGCATGCCAGCCAGTGGTTTGACATTCCCATGTCCTATTTCTTTAAAGACGTGGTTATACATAAACTTGGTTTGGAAGATCATATAATTCTTAAAGAGAGTCACAAGCTTCATGTTCGAGTGACCTAACCACAGCGGGAGTTCCACGTCTCGAGTACGGCCTACCGTGCTATCAGAGAGTCTCTTGATCGCAAGGTTCGTCTCGTCGCCAGTAAGTTTGACTCCCTTCCCAAGCGTCTTGGGATCCAAGTAGATCTCTTTGGCTGCTCGGTTCCAATACTTGCTTTCCGGATTCTTCCGAAGTCCTCGGATCATGTCGTCTAGATAGTATTTCCCGGCATGGACTGCCATCCTCCTCGTGATTTCATCCAACTTAATCACACCAGCGACCTTGAGATACTTCTCTCCCATACTGCCAAGAGAGTACATCTGTCTCATATCACCAATAGTGTTTTGTAGGATAGCTCCTGTTCGTTCCACAAACTGAGGGTCATTCTTCAGGATGAGATTCTTCATCCCGGAATAGGTAGCTTTCATGGCATTGAGAGCTCCCATACGCATCACAATGTTGGGGAGCGAAGCGAGTTGCATAATCGCAGCATTGCCCATATAGAGCATCACATGAGCACTCACCATCTTGTGGGCAAACTTACTCCCATCTCTATCAAGAATATCTCTTCGAGTCACTCGACTAAAGAGTGTGTCGGCAATCTCTGCCTGCTTCGGGTGTGTCACCCGCAGTGCGTTGTTTAAAGCCCAGAAGTTCTGGTTCCCATCTTTCCCAAACTGGACAATCTCTTCAATCCGTTTGTTGGATCGAAGGAAATAGTTCTCTAGCACTCCTGCCCTTGTCTCAAATCCCGCAGCCTTGAGGTCATCATATCCCTTGACATGAAGTGTTCGGGCCTGTTCAAGACCATCATATTCTCTGTTGGCATGTTTCCGAGCCCACTCAGAGCGCAGTGCTCTTGCATCTTCGTCTGTCACAGCCTGTTTATTCTTCTTGAGGATCTTAGTGAGATTCAGCTCCATTTTTTTCATGTCTGTGGGTGTGTGAGACCAGAAGCCTCGAGAGACTTGTGCGACATCAAGACCGACATTACGAGCTTCGTCTGTCGTCTTAATAATCTCTTTGGTCGTGGCTTCAACAACGGCCTTCACCTTATCATTCATCGGTGTAATGCCCTCGAAGAGTTTGAATGCTTCTGGGTTCGCTGGGTTGTTGTACCACGCATCATCCATTACATTCACAAAGTTTTTGTATTCAGCCTTAGACAGTTTGGAGAGTAGGGGTGTAATGTTCGCCATCGACTGTGCTGTTTTCATGTCCGGCACATCAAGATAGTTGTGAATCTTGTGGATGATCCTATTCCCAATAGGTCCAGCTTTGCGTAGCACTGTTGTCGTTGAAGAGAGCAACCTTCTATGGAGAATTTTTAAGAGGCCAGGATCTGCGTGCTCAGAAATTTCTTTACTCAGATCTACCGCAGCAATCAACTCTTTGTCTGTCGCTTCAGCCATCGCAATCGCATCATCAATCTGTTTCTTGACAAGCACTTCAGGTGCAACCGGAGCTTCAGAAGTAAAGCCAGGAAAGAGGTTCCGTCCTTCTTCTGGCATAGCGGCTGGGTGCATCTGTTGGTATCCTGTGCTATAGGGAGCACTGGATTCTCCGGCTTTCGTTGCACCTTTTGGAGTCAGTAGATTAGCACGGCTGAGTCGTTCTTGGCTCAGTGCGGTTTTCGTCGCTGCTTCGTCAGCAGCATGGTACCGATGATACTCAAACTCTAACTGGTCCATCTTCCCTTCAACAGGATCTTTCTTCCCGAGATCTGAAATGGCATCCGCAGCTTCGGCTTCCTTCTTTACTGTTTCAGGCGAAGGGGGGATCTTGGCTGCTTTCTCTCGGAAGAATGGAAGTCTCTTGGCCGCAGCTTTCCTTGCCATGTTTGTTAACTGCCCCGCCCAAGCAAGATCCAGTGCAGCAAACCCCACATCTAAACCCTTCTTCCACGTCGAGGCATCCAGAAGCGGCTTAGACGGATCTCTAGAAATAAATTCTGTCGTGGTAAGTGCATGGACCGCCTTCTCTATGTCAGGGAGTAAAGCCAACGGCCATGTGGGAGGAGCAAAGAACTGAGTCAGAGGGCTCTGCTTCACCATACGCTTCTTGTAGTCCTCGAACATCCGTTCCTGTTTGCTTTGAAACTCTGCTTGGTCTCCAGGTACTCCGTGGTTGTGGAGTTGGATAGCTCGTTGTTGTTCTCTATCATCCCCCAATTGCTCTTGGAATTTCTGACTTCGCTCCATAAAGTGCTGGGCTTGCTCCACAGGATTAGGAGGACCGCTGGGTTCTGGAGGAGGCGTCTCTTGTAGTGCTTTCCTTCTCAGAAATTCCTGGGCTTTTTCTTCCGGAGTTGCCATTACTCAACATATCCTTTGTCTTTCAAGAGCTCGGTGAGTTCTTCATCCGTGATCTCTGGATGGTCCGCATAGGTTTGGACGATAAAGTCAGAAAGATTCAGTTGTTTTCCGGAGTCAAGAGGAGGAGCACTCACTCCCGGAGGTATTCTTACTCCATACTCAAACTCTGGGGTTCGTGGCATATTAAAGAATTTCATCAACGCATTAGGAGGAGTCGTCACATCAACCGCTTCAAAGCGATCCAACTTATAGTTTTCCCCACCCTCAACGGTATCAGCCCACGCATTAACCTGGTCAGCAAGACTATTTAACTTTGCATCAAAGATACCAGAGATCTTCTGTTCATCAAGCTCTTCTCTCCCCACCATCTTGATTCGTTCTAGTTCCAGTTTGTGGTAGGTCGTCACCGCTTGTTTCACTGGATCAGGAATATTCTCGTCCTTATCAATATTCCCATATTGCACCATGTCCTCCAGTGATTCGAGTATCATGTCTGCTCGTTCCTTAGAGAGGTTCTTTGTGAGGCTTGCTTGTATAGCAGCACGATAATTGGGATTGTTTTCTAGCTCTCCAACATCTACCTCTGAAAGTTTTGACATCGCTGCATCAAACAGTGCTCCTTCTGCTCTCTTCCTATCCGCAGTGAGCTCTGTCACAGACGGTGCTGGGGGCGTAAAAGCATCCATAGTCTCCATGATGGCTTTGGGTTCCATCTCACGAGCGACGGAAAAGACTGTACTCATCTTACGATACTGTTTACGAAGTTGGGGGTCTGTTTCCTTTTCTTCGAGAGCTTTAAAGGTTTCCGCTCGTTGCAGATTCTGTTGAGTCAGAAGTGCATTCCGTTGATCCTGGACTTTTAATGTGTGTTCGTAGGCCAGATCATTAAGATCTCTTTGGTATTCCAGTTGGTATTTGTTGTCGAGTTTCCGTTTTCGGTCATCAGCTTCTTGCAAGTGTTGTTTTGCTAGGGCTTCTTTGGCTTGGTTATTTTTTGTGGTCGCGTAACGAAGTGCTGCTTGTGCTAAAAATGGGTTTGCCATTATGTCAACACTCCTTCACCTGTTTGGTAGTTGGGAAATGAAGCCCCGCCCCCACCAGCACTACCGCCAGCTCCACCAAAGTAATCAAAAATCCCGCCCCCCACTTTACCAGCAAGATCCCAGAGTGCGGACCCACCATCAGCAAGAGATTCTCCAAACTCACCCGCCATCCCTTGATAGACGTCTCCCCTCCGACCCGCAGATTCCATGAGAGGAGTGTACTGTCCGGAAATTCCAGCTAACTGTTGGAGTTGCCATGCCCGTTGCTGTTGTTCGATCATGGGCATCAATTCTGCTTCTTGTGCAGCCGCAACGCCACTCGAGTAAATCCCTCGGGCAGCTTGGGCTCCTCGAAGATTCTGTTGAGCCCTTCGAGTCATTGCCGCAGCTACAGCAGGGTCTAATCCTGCAAGGGCTTCTTGTCGCCGGAGAAGACCCTCCACTCCACTCTCATAACGATTCATGTCCTCCTGTGCCGCTGCCGAACCTTTCATGCCCTGATAGCCGCCATAAAGAGAGACTCCCGTTTTAAGGAGACTCGCACCCTTCATTGCTTTTCCAGCAATCCCAGCTACTTTCCCCATGCCTCCAAGAGCACCGAGTGTGCCAGTCCCTCCAGCACTCGCCGCGCCAGCAGCACCTGCCGTACTCGCCCCAGCACCCGTTGCACCAGCACTCCCTGCACCAGCAGCCGCTCCACCAGCCCCACCCATAGCTCCTGCGATACCTGAAAGAGCAGAGGCTCCTCCATAGACAGAGGCTCCTGTAATGGCACCCTTAACAAGCGAATCTTTCCAGCTTTTATCTTTAAGGTACTTGTTTGTAAAGGCAGAGCCAAGACCTGCACCAAGACCAGCCCCAGCAGCACCCCCAAAGATCCCGCCGACAACCCCGCCCACAACCGGAGCAGCTTGCCCAACGAGCTTACGACCAGTTTTGTGCTTAACGGCTTCACTGAGTCCACCCGTAGAAACAGTTTTCGCAGCCCTCCCTACCGTCTTTTTAAGTCTCTCTCTACTGACAGCACTTTTTAGCGTTCGTTTAGGGTCAGCTACTGTCCGTTTTACAGCCTTAGCAGCTCGTTTAACTCCCTTAATTGGATTGAGTTTCTTAAAACTAAACCCCACTCTCGATCACGTCCTTTTGGTAGTTCATTAGGGTCCACATGGGTTGAAATCCCAGAGTCTTGAAGAGCTCTGGATCCTCTGTAGGGACCACAGCAGCCGCTGGATCCACATTGCGTTGGGTTTTCTTCCAGAGAGCCTGAAGCACTCCGGGAGACTGTCCATGGAACAATCCGACAGAAAAGACTTTGTCCTCTGATAAGATCCCAGAAATCCATCCTAAGACCTTCTTTTTCTCAACAGCAACAAATGAGTGGAATGTCTCTTCTTGTGCCTTAGACGTCCATTCTGTGACAAAATCAGCCTGTTCTGACTCATTATCTGGAAGAAGCTGTTCACCAACTTTAATCATGTCGAGTAAAGAGGGTTGTCGGACTACCATAGGATCTCCTTAGTTAACGATAACGTGGCCCCAGAAGTTAAATGTAGTCGAACTTCCAGAGGTATTCTGAATCTCGTAGACCAGGCTAGAATTCAGTAATGGAGGAACTGATGCTCCTTCTTGGGTATACGCAGTATCTGTTGGAACACACATAGCTGGCGAAACTGAACTCGGAGAAAAGGGAGGACTTGTCCAATAAATAGCACTATCTGCTGTGCGCCTAACCCGCAGCACCAGGTTGGGAATTGCTAGGCCTGATTCATGAGCAACACACGAAAGCGGAATAGCATTGTAGATGTCTGCCACCTGTGAGCCTGTTGGGGCATAGAGGGTGTGGAGTGCTCCTGCGGCTAAAGTAATTGTGTCTGGTCGCAGAAAGACGACCGTTTCAGGGTTTGAAGCTAGTTCGGATTTTCTTAATAGGGCCATGGAAACATAACTATACGCGGTTGTAGTTCCCACCCCACCAGATACGTGACGTTGAGTAAATTGTTCTCCCTCATCAAGAAGGAGTCTCATCACACTACCCGTTGAACCCTGTGCTGAACCGCCGTCTAATCCCCCAACAAAAGGCCTTGTACCTATCCGCAGTTTTCCATAGGTAGCTGTCTTTGAATAGAATTTATAGCCTAAAAGAACACCCACATATCCCGTAGGAATTGAGCTCCCAATATTATATTCTGTGTCTGCATCTAGCGTTTGTGGATCCCAGTGCCACGACCCGGTGGGAAGGATTTGAGAGAGATTGACGGGCGCATCGAGAATAACTCCCGAGTCAAAAGCTCCTCCCCCTCCAATTTGGTTGGCATAGTCCTGTCGTTGGTTATAGAGAAGATCAGCAAAAAGACGAATTTGTTCGTCAAGTTCTGGAGGGTCTACATAATCAGAAAAGTCGTGTAGCTTGTATCCAGCCATTACTCTCCTCGATGCTCCACGTCATACTCGATATCCATACTTAGGACCGTATAGGTTTGTGCGATCTGTGTTTGGTTGTATGAAAGTTCAAACGAATGATAGTAGCCATAATTCAGAGAAGAGAGCAAATCAAACTTCTTTCGAAAGATCCCATTCGCTCCCTGTGTATGAGTCTTTGTTTCTTTGAGAACACCATCAGCATAAACTTTGAGCGTTAACTCTCCAGCCGCATTCACAACTTCTACTGTTACATTCTGAACACAGGCCCTTCGAAGCAATCCACCAAAGGTAAAGTCCTTAGTTTGAAGTTTACAAGGTACCGTTGTTTCGACACCAGTCTGTGTATCAAACTCGATAAAAAAATGGTTGCTTCCATTATCCTCTAGAGCTCGAGAACTCGAAGAAGTACTGCTGGTACTCAAGTTGCGTGAGAATGTTGCGATGGATAGATTCGACTGATAGACTTTTTCAGTCTGAAGATCAAAAGAAAACATGCGATTATTAGCTGCTTGGCCTGTATCGGAAATAACACTAATTAAAAGCTGGTTCTCTCGAAAGCCCATCGCAAGAAGATTTGAGCTAAACCCTTTCAGAAAAGCCAAGAGCTGTAAGACAACGGGTTGATACGTTAAACCCCGCACTCTATGGATCCCGTCTCCACTTGTATAGACATAGGTCTTATAGTTCGCCCAGAGTGACCCACGAGGGGCGGGACTTCCTCGCCACTCTTCCGCTCGAAGGAGCGTGGAATCAGCTAATGTTGGGGCCACATAAAAGGCCCACGTACTTTGGGCTTTAATAATAAGGACACGCTCTACTTGGTCATGTATTGCTATAATAGGATCTGAAGCGTCTCCTATGGCGAAAAAGTTACTAGCTCCTACGACATTAGGATCTCCCACATCAGAGACCCAGATATAGTGTGGCTGTCCATTTGTGACGTCATTGGCGTAGTAGACGCGATTCTTGTGCGTGACAGCATATTTTGTTTTGGGAGGACCCGTCAGAGCAACAATTGACGTGCCATCCCAACTCTTCCACTCAATATTTCCGTCAGTAAAGTAAATCTTATTTCCCATAAAAAAGAACGAAACTTGGTTTGTACCAACACTTGTTGCCGAATGTGTCAGGATAGTCGCTGTATCGTCGCTCAGATTCAGGGTCCGGAGTTCAAAATTAGGGCTATTAAAACCTCCAGTTACTAAATGTACTTTCCCACTATCAGCCCCAGTTCTTGGAGTAAACTCAGCCATACCCTTTGGGATAAAAGGGAGCGTGTCTGTATGGAGTCTCGTATAGGTATGTCGTGCCGACAATGCAAAGTAGCTAGCAACCTCGCCCACACTCGTTGGACGAACCTCCATATTCTCTAGCACTTGACACTCAGAATTTTTAAGCTGAGTAGGATGGAGTAAGAGATTTAACCCATCCGCAAAGTGCTCGATGCGTTCAACTGGCATTTAAGGTGTCTCGACTTTCTTGTATCGAGGAGCGACAGCGTACCGTAAAGTCGTTATTTCCTGGCGCAATTCATGAAAAGATTTTCTGTCGTCCTCCATATGCGTCATTAAGTCTGTGTGCATCCTATCTCCCAAGCGATCAAGCCGAGAGATCAACCACTTAAAAAGCCCAAATTGGAAAATCGTGTAGGAAAGAACCAACCCGCCTATTGTAAGAATCATCTGTGTGGTAAGCATCAGTCTCTACTCCATGGGGAAGAAGCTCCTGAACGACCATATATTCCGCTGGAGAATTTCCTAGGATCTAACCGCGCTCTCTGAGGATAGATCCCATTATCAACTTGGTTTCGACGATGTCGGCCCATGATCTTTTCCATGAGTTCTGGGTCGTATTCTCTCTGGAGTTCCCTGTTACCATACCCCATTCCAAGTAGCGCATTTGTGAGGAGTTCCACGAGCATAGCACTATCAGGAAATGTTGGTTCTGCACTATCCGCGATATCAAAGTTTGGTTTATAATAATATGAAAGCCGCCCTGTATATGTTTTATCAGGTACGGGATAGACATACGCGACTGCTCCAGGAGCTCCTACATCGGTGAATGTCTTATTAATTGCTACGAGGGCTGGAGTCCCTTGCTGGAGCGGATTGGATAACATTTGATACTGCGTATAATCAATCTTATGGAGAGGACTGTTTGAAGGATTGGCCGCATTCAAATCACTTCGAACCAGCATCAACACCATAAACTTGAGGTAGTCTGCCGGAAGTGTCCACGTCTGAGACGCAGCGGCAAAGGTAATCGTCGCAGGAGGGTCCTTGCTCAGAAACTCCCAAGTGTAGTTCTCATAGAGTTCATCGAGGATTACATTTAGACGTACGTCGCAAATCGCGTCAAGTTCTGTCCCTCGTGAAACATTCTGTTGAGCAGCGAGAATAATCTCAGATTTTAACAAACCCATTTAAGCGTCAACTACTTCCTTGGTTAAGCGGAACCACCCTGTGGAGAAGCATAGGATGGGATAGGATCCATCACATGAGCCATCTTTAGATTGTTGGCTTGCAGGCGAAGAATGAGTGCTTCACCAGCTTCTGTAATTGCATTGAAGATTTCCTCTCTATCGGCTTTCATTGCATTCACAGTAATTTGGCAAACTTCTTCTTGAGCAGTATGTCGTGACACAACAATCACCGCCTTGGGTTTTTCTTCAAGTTCTGACATGATTCTCCTTTTAGGAAATAGCTCCGTGGTCTCTAGTGCCGTGGTCAATGAACTGGTTGGCTCTCATTTCTCTAGCACGATGTTCCCGCATCATTCTTCGCAGTTGGCTTGCGGTACTCTTTGGAACAGTAACATTCCCTCCATATTTGGTATCACAAATTTGAATCATCGGAGAAACATGGAGTGTCTCTGTGGGTTCCTCCGGTGCGGGTTGAGTAGCGGGACGAGCAAACGGTTGTGCATTCCCGCCTTGCGAAAGAAATGTATACAACGTGTGGAGTTGCTCGTCAGAGCGTCGTGCTAATTGTTCTTTAGTAAGTTGTTCAATGTGATATAGCAATTCAATACGAGTCATAGTTTCTCCAACATGATTCCCACAACTGCCCTCGGCTTTGGACACTCACAATAGCCTACACCACCGCGACATGACTGTGCTACTTACTGCACTTGAAGAGTCGTTGGACGATTACGCCCAAAGAATCCACAAGCTTCATTTGAATACGCGCTTTCCTGACCCGCTGTATTATATGCTGTCATTTGAAAACAGGCTCCTTCTATAATAAGGGGATCAAGATTCGCTATTAAGACAGATCGAAGAGTTGGATCTGCAATCTGATAACGACGCGCATCACTGTAAGTTCTGGGAGACTCTGCTTCTGGTGCATAATAGACGTAGAAACCAGCGTCATCTGGCGCAGAAACATGGTCCCACAGAATGGTACTATTCTGGGGTGTAGGTTCTGCCCGGGTGTCTGGGGGAATCCCCAAGTTACACCCAAGCAGACCTACTACAAGGAGAAGTCTACCCCACTTAGTCAAACGCACTTTCGGTCTCCAACCGGGCAAAGAAGTCATTGTTATTAATGACCGCCTTGAACATGGTCTTCCAACCAGCTTTACGCCGCTGAACCAACGGATCGCTGTCAGAAGCCGTAGGAGGCGTCAGAGTCGTTTGAAGATTCTGAAGATCCACCGTGGTAAAGGCTTCTTTCCCAACGAAGAACGACGTGTGGACTTTTGCCGTAGCAGAAGACATTTCCGCAGGAGCCGTAATTCCGGTCGTCTTGTGCGTGAAGTTGCTTCCGCTCTCCGTGGCATGTCCTAACACACAGACATCACCCGCAGCCACATATCCCGCAGTATTCTGGAGATACATGGTCGTGGTGTTGATCGCTTGGCTCGTAGCACTTCCAGCGGACATATAAATGTTATACCGAGAGTATCCCGTCACCGTAGGAATCGTGACAGAGACAGTCTCGGTATCACCTGTCGCAGCAACCTGAATTTCCGAGGAAACACAGATCAGTTTCTCATAGCCAAACGTATCATCCAACCCTGTCACCATGACAGTGAAGTATTCGTCAGAAGTCAACGTACCCGCATTATCTGTGGGAGCCGTCAAATCCGCTGTGGCATTAGA